GTGGATGCCCTGTAGCTTCATAGCACTTGATAATCGGATTATCACCCAAACTGCTCATTTACTTCACCACACCCTCAATATATTTAACACCAAAATTCATTGCTGTTTGATGATCTCCCAAGTAAATATCAATTATGTTCTTACCGTATTTATTAACCACCCAGTCGGCAGGTCTATCCTGCACATCTACAGTTCCATAACCTTCCAACTCAATCTTTGTTCCAAAAGGTAAGGTGGACGCACAACTGTAACCGCTCTTTAAGACAGTACCCGCCGAACCAACAACTATCGGTTTACCAAACTCATCAACAGGTCGGTTTTTCGCCCATTTACCACAGCATTCTGAGCAAGCACAATAGGCTGTTACTCTGAATGTGACGGTTTTAACTTCTTTAACTTCCTTAACCTCTTCCACAATTTCAGTTTGTGCAGCACTTACCACAGGGTCTATCACTTCATTATGTGTGGGTAAAATATCTGGTTTACTTGCACGACCAACTAAGAATACTATTACCAAGATTAAAAATTGTAACAACCTTACAATAATCTTTCGCATTGGTTTAACCCTCCAACCAATCATTTAATCTCTTTGGATTAATGTAATAAGTCCAACGATTTTCTGAAGTCTTTACTGCTATACCAAATGGGAACTTATTTTGACGTAGTGCCAATCGTAGAGTTTGCGTAGACATTCCAAGTTTTTTTGCTGCTTCAGATACCAACATTATTTTCACCTAATTTCTAGTTGCGACGTAGAGACGGTGACAGGAGTCGAACCTGCATCATTTGAATAATGCCAACCGTTTTTCCAATTAAACTACACCGTCAGGAGTTTGGTAGTCCATTCGACCAATAGACTACCAAGATTCGATGGACAAGAATCCCCCTTTATACCTGCCCGATAGGTATAAACATGTCAAACGTACAAAAAATGTTCAATTCTGAGGTGAGTAATTCAATAAGTGAAACACTTTTACGTTTGGTTTAGTGTTTTTCAACACCTTACGATAAACATTATATCAATATAATAATTGTTGGTCAATTCTAAAAATAACTAAAAATAAGTCAAATGAACTGAAATAAACTAAAATAAATAACGTATATAGTCCAATCTAACTAATTCTTAATATTTCTAACTATTTCTTAAAATTTCTAAATATTTAAGACCAGGTATTTGGTCTCATACTCCAATCAATGTTATACTTAATATGAAGCTTACGTTAGCTTACATAAGTTTATGTAAGCTAAACACACAAAACCGCAGGTAGACGTAAACTCATAAACTTTATATTATAAATATTCTTTTATATAGGTAAACTATATTATTACTTTGTAACAATGTAGTTGACCCTTATAATAAAAGAAATATAAGGCGAAGTTTACCTATATTGCGTCTAGCTGGGCATTTGATGATAAAGTTCCTAGCAGGACTTTTGTGTTTTGTAAGTCTTCTAGCAGGACTTTGTATCTTTATACAAAGTAATAATATCGTAGCAGAGGTGATTCAGATGAGACATCAAAACGGCTTTGGAAGTATCGTAAAGCTTAGTGGAAACCGCAGAAAACCTTATGGAGTACGTGTAACAACTGGTTGGAAAGACGGAAAACAGGTTCGAAAATATTTAGGTTTTTATAAAACTGAACCTGAAGCGTTAATCGCGTTAGCTGAATATCATAAACAGGGATATGATATTGATTTAAGTAAGGTGACTTTAGGTGAATTGTACGACCGATGGATTAAGCGTATTGAGCCAAAAGTAGCTAAAAACGTGTTAAATGCTCATAATATGGCGAAAATGAGATTTGACCGAATGGCTAATGTACCAATCACAAAAATAAAAGCTGACCAACTACAGGATTGGATGGACAGTATTGACTTATCCGCTGGTAGTAAGAAACGTATCAAAAGTACCATGATTCAACTGTGGAAGTACGCTATTAAGAATGACATTGTTAGCAATAATTACGCTGAACATATTGAGATTACTGAAAAGACTGAGAAAACAGGTAGCGTGTTTACTACCAATGAGATTTCTACACTGTGGAATGACTTGGAAAACCCAACAGCTCAATGGATTTTAATTTTAATGTATACTGGAATGCGTATTGGGGAATTACTAGCTATGACCTCCGACAACATCAAGATGGAGCAGCAGTACATGGTCGGAGGTTCTAAAACTGAAGCTGGTATAGATCGTATTATTCCGATTCACGACGCTATTGTTCCGCTAATCAAACAACAGCTTGGTAAAGCTAAGTATTTAATGCGAGATGAAAAGGGTAGAAAGTTGAGTTATGCTAAAGCTTTGGAGCAGTTTAAAGCGTATATGACAGCTCACAACTGGGAACACTTACCACATGATACACGTAAGACTGCAATAAGTTTAATGCACTCAGCCGATATTCCAATGGAAACAATTAGGGTAATCGTTGGACACTCAGGTAAAGGTGTTACTGAAAAAGTATATCTCTATAAAACACCATATGAGTTGGTTGAAGCGGTCAATAAGGTTAAGATTGATTTTTATTTTTAAGTTATTTGTAGTCTGTTTGTAACCTTTGTGTGGTCTGTTAGTAGGTTACGTAGCAAAACACAACGAAATACAGATAAAAAAAGTTCCCACCACTATTGAAGCGGTGGGAATTAATCTATGTTAATAGTTTTTTGATATGAAATTTTAAAACACTAATTTATCAGGCTTTTCAGACGTTTTGTAGTCTACTTGAAACCTTCACTTTAAAAGTGCGTTCCAAGTCTTTTCACCAACTATTCCGTCTGTAGATAGTTTGTGGGCAAGCTGGAATCTCTTCACAGCCTTTAAAGTCTTATCACCAAAATCTCCATCAACCGTTCCGCAGGAATACCCAAAACCATGTAAGAGTATTTGTAGGGATTTAACACTATCGTTTTTACTACCATATTTTAATACATTTAAAGTAATTGTCACAGTATCATCACTCTCTTTATTATATGGATAAGCGTATCCCAATATAAGGGATTTATCTCTAACACGTTGCATTACTTCTCCACCATTGGAGTCATTACCAATAGCTGTGTTACCTTCAATGGTAGTAACAGTGTTGGTGTCTACTTTAACTACTATACCAACATGGTCTGGTTGAGCGTCTTGGTCGAATTGAAAAAACGCAATACTGCCAACCTTTGGTGTTTTGGAAAACTGCCCTTTTGATTTATAATAATCCATGAGCATTGGACAATAAGCTGTTTTCTTACCACCATAGAATAGATTGGATAAACCACACTCTTTGAAAATCCACCAAACAAACACACAACACCAAGGATAATTCGAACCATTAACAACACGACCGTAGTAGGCGGTATTGTATTTAACATTATTTGAACCACTTGGATTTTCCTTAATACCTAGCTGACTACGACATTTGGAAACAACTTTATTTGGATTCGCCATCGTTAATCGCTTCCACGACTTCTTTTGTGTTTTTAACTAAATTTATAGCACTACCAAGGTCGATTTTACCTTCCATAACAATGTAGCTAACTACACTAACGAGTGTTGTTACAGCTCCTGCAACCATTGATATTTCGCTACCTTCGACACCAAATGACATTGCTGTTCCACTAGCTACACCTGCGATTGCTAGCCAAAGTTTACGTGACCCTAACTTTCTTAAAAAGTTCATAATAATACCTCCCATTATTTACCTTCGTGGTAATGTCTTAAATTATTAATCTCGCGAGTAAGTGTTTCAACTTGCTCTTCGACTACAGGCATACGTTTGGCAAAATTGTTATGCTCACGTACTTCGCGAGTCAATTCTTCAATTTTGGTTTCTGTAATTGCCTGTGCTTTATTATTAGCTATTAAAACACCTAATAAGGTGATCCCACCAGTTAGAATTGATGCTGCTACTTCAGTCATAATTATTTCCTTTCGTTAGGTGAAATAAAAAGAGAAGGTTGTTACACCTTCTCTTCAATCAACTAATAAATTAATAGTTAAGACCTGTTATCTCTGTATACTGTTCTTTGGTAATAATACCTTTTCTAACTGCCATTTTAACCATAGCTGCTGACCAAAGTTTTCTCTCGAAGTTCTTTTTAATTGTTTCGTAATTCATAATTAGACCTCCATATCTGGCATACTTGCCATCGCCATGAATTCCAAAGCTGCTGCTGTTCTCTCTTCTGGTGTTGGTTCAAGATTTTCAACAGGAGTGTTCATCTCATCTTCGAAGTCCTCAATACGCTGAAGTTTTTCAAGGTCTGTGACGCAATCTGAAAAATCACATCCTGCTGCTTCGGCGTTTTGTATCATCTGACCAAGCGTTGCGAATATACCTCCGTTAATCTCTCCTGCTGAACAAACTACGGTAATACTTTCAATACCTGCTGCTGGGTATCTTTCTATCCACTGTTCTGGACTTAAAAATTCTCCGATAGGTGTTATAATTGGACTCATCTTGTCCCATATAGCGTATCTTTTCATAGTATCTTCCCCCATTTAATAGTTTCTTTCTCAAAAAATAGTTCTTTAAATTAAACCGTGTAGACATCTACCGTATTATATAGAGTGTTTGAAGCAATACCACCTGCAAAAAGAGCATAGCTTCCTATAGTTGTAGCAGCAAGACCTGAACGGGACACGCTTATACCGTCAACAGTTACCTTTGTCAACGACGAATCATACACATCAACCGTAGTGCTACTACCAGCAAAAATAGCATAGTTTTCTAGAGTAGTGGCAGCGTGATAGCTTCTAGCGGTAGATAAATTAGATGCACTTACCGCAGTAAGCGAACTATTGAAACAATTTACAGTATTTACTGTCTTAGTGAATGTTCCGGCATACTCGTCATCATTTCTGTTTTCAGTCGTTCCACCTGTTATTAAAGCATAATTTCCCACTCTAGTTGCAGCCATGTTCGCTCGTGCTGTTATACTTCTTTGTCCGACACGTGTTAAAGATGTGTTAAATGCTTCGACTGTATTTTGATAACATCGAATAACCTCATAACCATAATCTTGGATTTCACTGTCCCAATATTGAACTGCTTTATATCCGATACCACCTGCAAAAAGAGCGTAATTTCCTACACTTGTGGCAACCGATGCGTCACGAGAATTATTCAAAGTAAATGTACTTCGTGTCAACGAAGAATTATACGCATAATTGCTTGAGCTAGAATAATTATATGACCCATCGCTTCCAGTGTAATTAGCATACCCACCACCAAACAAGGCATAATTACCAACGCTTGTTGCAGCATGATCTTGCATGTTAGTAGGCAATTTAGTTAAAGTGCTTCTAGTTAATGAAGCGTTGTAAGAATCAACGACATTAGATGACCTATAACCACCGACAACTAAAGCGTTTGTTCCCACGGTTGCGGCAGCACATTGATACCTCGCGGCACTTAATGTCGTTGGAGTAGTTCTCGTCAATGCTTTATCGTAAGCACTTACCTTATTACTGATGGTTATAGTTGAACCGGAATTAGTGTCACCACCTGCAAACAAGGCGTAATTTCCTACGCTCGTTGCCGCTAATCCTTGACGTGCGGTACTTAAACTTGTAGCCGTACCATGATAAGCTAATCCGCTACTAAACCAAAGCCTAGCAACTCCGCCTATGCCGATATACGCCTTTTTAACTTTTCTAGCTACACCATCAACGCCAACATATATCTTTTTAACTTTTCTGGCTACGTTGTTAATGCCAATATAAGCTCCTTTAGCCATATATCAGCCCTCCCTATTCGTATACCAGATACATTTTTCCAGTTGAAAGTGATGACGTACCAGCTGTTAAGTCAGTTGTACTAGCTTCATATAATGCAAAACTACCACTAGCAGCAGGAACGGTTACAGCATAGCTCGTGGATGACGTATTTGCTGAAGTTATAGCTGTAGACCCTGTTCCACTACCATATAAAGCAATCTGTCCTTTTGCGTTCTGAGCAGTTCCACTAGCTATATTGTTACCTACTTTAAGTTCGGTAACTCCTACAGTGCTTGTAGTACCAAGCGTAGTAGCTCTTAAATGACCGTAACTATCACCTGTATTACCGCTTGGTCTAACGTAAAAACTTCTGGATGTCATGCCCAAGAACGGATAAGATGAATTTCCTGCTGAATATGTTCCAGAATCAGACGGTAAAATATCTTTGAATTTTGTTGTTGAACCGTTAAATGTCTTATCTCCACCAAAAGTCTGCGTTCCTGTGCTGACAAAACCTGCTACGCTTGTTGTCGCATTGCTATGCGTATGTCCAGCATCAGACTTACCATCTAAAGCGGTCTGTAATCCGTCAACATTACTTATAACGTGATTATGACTGTCATCATTAACCGTTATCGTTCCATTCGAAATGGTAACATCTCCACCAGACTTAACACCACCAAGAGCTGTTCCAGCCGCTGGTAATGTATAAGCGTTTGCTCCAGACGTTATACCATCGAGTTTCGTCTTATCAGCCGCTGACATAAATCCTGCTGCTGAAGTGGTTGCCGCTCCGTGTGTATGACCAGATGCGGATTTACCGTCCAGCTGAGTTTGAATAGCACTTGTTACTCCGTCCAAGTGACCAAGCTCGGTACTGGTTACAGCACTTACGGCAACTTTACCGCTAGAGTTAGATATTAAAACTCTATCAGCTGTTAAATTGGATGATGTAATTGTTGAAGCTCCACCAGTTACAGTTGCTTGTTTGCCAGTTACGGCAGTATCAAGAGTATCCCAGTTAGCATTTAAAACTGTGATGTCTGGTGGAGAATCCGTTAAATCAATTTTATGCAACTTTAAATTAGTTGTTTGTGATGACATTCTAACTCACACTCCTTATTCTGTAACTGATATTGTCACGGTGTACATCTCACCAACGTTGACAGGATTCGGATTAATCACAACCGATGCAATGATTGGTGTAGAAGTGTCTAAAACAATAGTTCTAGTAACTGTAGTTACTTTACCTGCTTTATCGGTTGCAGTAATAACAATCGTGTTGTTACCTTCAACTAATGTTACGGATTTATTAAACGCACCATTAGACACAGTAACTGCACCTTGGTCTGTTCCGTTAAGTGTGATCTTAACTGTTGGTACTCCACTAGTTGAGTCGGATGCAGTACCTGTTACAGACAATGTTGCGTTTGCAACGTATGTGTCATTAGTGCTTGGATTTGTTACAGCTAACGTTGGTGCAACAGTATCTGTAGTAAAGGTAACCTTAGATGACGTTGCTTTATTACCGTCGTTATCTGCGACTTCGACCTGTAAATTATGGCTTCCGTCAGCTAATACTTCTGGTACACAAGTTATTGAGTAACCGTTTGTCATTGTTGTGACAGTACAATTATTTGAAGTATTAATGTACGTCTTATCATCAACAATAATCTTTAACGTGCTTATCGCAACACCTGAACCATTAGCTGCGTCTGTTACGTCAATCTTAATATTTGGTGTTGATGTGCTTAGAGATTGACCGCTAGTTGGTGCTGAGATTGTAATGGTTGGAGCTGTAAGTTCTTTAACTTGTAATCTACAACTTGTTCCAACACCAGCTGTTTGGTCGTTAACAGTTGTTGACGTACCAGCCATATTTGTTGCAACAACTGTAACTGGATAGTAATGTCCGCTGTTGACGTTGTACGACGTAACATTTGGAGCAGCTAAACTAGCTTCATACGTGTTACCCTCTTTGTGAGTGGCAGTAACAGTCGTACCGTTAACAGTTACTTTTACCGTATCAATCGCCATATAATCACCTCTTAATGATAATTAAAAATTGAAGACCAGTCTGTTAACAGAGTCTTCAAATTATCCCAACTTGTAAAATCGTCTTTTATTGTTTGCCAACTTACATCATCGGCGATAACAGTAATAGTTACGCTATGACCAACGGTTGTAACCTGTGGTTCAATAGTAATTTTACTGATTTTTATCATGGATAACTCACCACCTGTGGTGCGACATAGAAGTATACATCGTCCCAAGTTCCAAGTTGACCATCTTTCGAACCAAATTCTCTGACAGCGTTCCAGTCGGCGAAATTATCTTTAACTTCACCCCAAGTAGCGTAGTTTCGAATAACTACTAAACCAAGGTGAGCTGGTACTTTAGGAATTAAGGCTTTAACAATATTTTCAAAAACGAATTGTTTATTACCTTGTGGCGGTGAAACTTCCACATATAACACGCTGTCCTTGATATAGGAAAGAGCAAAACCACCAGTAAACGTATTAACAATAGTGTTAATTAACTTACTGTTTAATTTACCTTGTCCTCTTATGTGAGCTATAATAACCTCTCGTCTATCTTCCAAAGTATCTGTTTCGTTATACGTAAGTTCTAATAGCTTTTCCCACTGTCTAATTCGCTCTTCACCCATAGTGGTTAAATAAGCTTCATCTAAGATCGCTATTATAGCACCTTTTAGGTCGTCGATTTCATAACCTTCAGCATTAATTAAAGCTTGGAAGTCTAAGATTCTCTTAATAACGTATGGGTAATATTCAATCATACGCTTACCACTCTCAGTAGGTGGTTCAACGATTATTAATTTAAGAGCATCTAAAACTTCTTGCGACTCAGCACCAAGAATTACTTTTTTACCAAGGTCTGTTTCACCGCTTACTGTGATTGGATATTCACCGGGAGTCCAAGACGCAGTATTGGTAGTTGTAAACTCACCACTGGTTGTTAATTGGAGCGGATAATCAACACCATCTATTGTTATCTGGAGGTTTTGCATTAACTCACCACCCAATTAACAGTACCCAACACTGGTACTTCTTCCTCGCCAATTTTAATATCCGAAACACCACCGTTTACTGTCAGATCAGTAATAGAATCAACACCTTCAACACTGAGTATTCCAGCTCCAATGTTTAAATATGCGACCGTATTTTTGGTATATGCTAAACTAGCTAGATAATCAGTTAAGACTTTATCAATCTCATTTAAATCATTATAACCAGCTCTCAATGTCACTTTCGCACTCACATTAATTGGTACTTCAGTAGCTGTGGTAACTGTAACAAATGCACCAATTGGAGCTTTACCGTTTCCCATTCCTTCAGAGTTAGGGTCTAAATAGTTTTGGAACTCTTCAATTAATGTATCGGACGCTGCTGTGTTTGAAGCACTGAGAATTGACACTTTAACAGTATTCTTTCCATTCCACAATGGGAAAATTTTATAATATCCAATACCGTCATAGTCACTACACCAAAGTTTATACTGAGCGACATTACCGTCACTAGCTCGGTTTCTGACAAACTCGGTATAGGCGGCTTTAATGTCCTCTATTGGTGTTTCATCTTCACCTTCAATTAAACATTCCACAAGAGCTGCATGTAACACTCTATTTGGAATATTTGTGATAGGTGTTAAATCACCAGTTTGACCATTTGGAGTAGCTCCAACAGTCTCACATAGCATTTGGTATTCGTAATATCCAGTTTCTTCATTTTTACCTAAATAGGTACGTACTTCGTAGTTATATAATTCACAATTCCAACGTGAACCAATAGGAATTTCAACGTTAAATTCACCTTTATGTACACTTGCACTAGGTTCAAATACACTAATATCCATACCAATTTGGTCACAGTGCATTAATAAATAATGTCTAGTGGAAGTTGTCATAAAAGTCTCACCTAAAACCATATCGGCTTCAGTGTACATAATTGCCATTTCCAAGGCAGCAGGAGCAAGTGCATTTGATATAAGTGAGCTTTCACGCATATCAAGATTTGGATATTTAGCACTTACCCTGTCTCGCATCCTTTGTAAAATGACTTCATAAGTCATATGTTCAAACGCCATTAAATATCCATCTCCAATGCGGTATAGATTTTACCAAGGTCGGTAACTATAGCAAAAGAGGTGTGTAGTCGTTTTCCATTTTTATCAAATTTAAAATCAACTACATCTAATACTCTATCGTCCTGTAGCAACGCTTCTCGTATACGACGTGGTAATACAGCGATAACGTATGGAATTGGTTTACCATAAAGGTCAAGCAACTCCACACCATGATCCCAAGAGTAGATTATAAATTTGTATCGTTCTGTCGATAGTGTTATATAAGCCATTTGAGCAACAGCCGCCAAACCATCAACATAACCGCTGATTCTATCATCTGTTGATAATGTTATATCAATAGTCTGTCCACCACGTTTAACTATACCGTTTAACAAAATTCGATATGTTCTACTGGCGAATTGTCGTTCTGTTATTTCAGTATTTAAGGTTTCTAAATTTGGAATCATGTTAATCACCTCTTACTCGGTCTAAAATAAAATAAGATTGACCACCCTGTTTACGCAGTAGTGCAACCTTATCTCCGACCTTTAAAGCGTTGTAGATTGTTATTTTGTGCTTTGGTTTTTTTGAACCTGTTAACGTCGGTGTTGGTTTGAAAATCACAAATTTATCCGCACCCTGTTGTGGTATTTGTAGATTTTTCATAAGTTTGCCTATGATTGGTGGTATACGCTGATAATGTTCTACATATTGTGCTACTTCTTCATCGTCACTCTCGTTATCAAACGTAAACTCCACTTGATAATCCGTTAAATGTTCGGGTACAATTAACAACTTTTCAGGAATCGTAAAATTATTGGTAACATAAACTTTCAATGGACTGACACTAGTTACAGTACCGTATCTAATATCACACATTTGAGCGTTATCTACAGCATCCAATGAAGCACGTTTTATAATGTCAATTATTCCAGTTGCCATTATTCCCACGCTCCTTCTAATGTTAAGTCCATAGTGTAATTATTATTTTCAAAGTTATGTGTTACCTTTTTTACCAACATATAATTATTAGTAATAATATCTCCAAGATTCAATTTAACTGGAATTAATGTTCCACCTCTAACCGATATATCACCAAAAGCACCGCTAACAGTTAATTCACGTGTTTTCTTATTATAAAGCTTCAATAATGATTTAGCTTTATTATCACCAATGTTTGGAGTTCGAACCTCTTCGAAGTATCTCAGTTCGCCCCATTTATCAATGTTTTTATTATCAATTGCGTCAAACAGTTCAATCGTCTTATTCTCGTCATTTTTATAATATAAAATAACGTGGTTGTACGTATCTTTATCAATACTAGACGAATAATCAAAGTTCTCAGCGGAATCTTCAAATATTAAAGTGTTGGATTGCATATTTGCACAATTTCTAAGTGTTATTGCTCCAAATGAGTCATATAAAACATGCATCTCACCAGTTTGTGTTAACGTCTCTTCCAACACATTTAAAATAATGTCTAACGCCGCTTTGTTCTCTTCAGCTAAAGCTGGAATAGTATAGTGAGTATTATCAATTGTTCCAGTCTTTAAACTAAAGTCATTACATAGAGCTTTAACAATGTCTGACGCTGTTTTATTCTCAAAAACATACGTGAATTTATTCTTTAAATATCTAATTTGGTCATAACAAGTTACATCAATACGATGTTCACGATCTCGTTTTTTAGTAAAAACATAACCCATAAATACTGGATTATTGTCATAATAAAAACACACTCGGTCACCCTCTTGAAAGTCCATTCCACCACTTGAAGGTTTAATAGTGGTAAATGTTAACTTTCCTGGTGAACCAGTGCGTTCCCATTCTATTTTTACACCCTCCTGTACTGGAGGTTCAAAAACAGTTCCATCATGTTCTATGGTTAATAACATATTTGACACAATACATCACCAACCATTACCATAGTTTTTTAACTTTCAAGCTACTAGCGTTTGTAATATCTGGAATTGTTAATTTTAATCCCGGATATATCCAATGACCATCGCTTGATGAACTTCTTCCATGTTTTCTAGCGTCAGCTTCAATTGCTTCACTATTGACTTTACAAATTTTATCAACTAAAGCTCGATTAGCTTTACCGTAAGCAGCTTTTGCTATATTCCACAAACAATCACCAGATTTTACAGTATAAACACTAGATTTAGTATCTTTACCTGCTGTGGAGCGGTCTGAGTTAGATGTTGATGTTGTATTGTTCGAATTATTGAGTTTTTTAACTCCATATTCTTTATACTGTTTGAGCGAAAATTTAATGATAACATCGTCACCTTCGTCAACGCTCTCACTTAATTCCAACTCTTCCAACGCAACCAAGATGTCGGTATCCCAAGTTGGAATTCCGTCTGGTGTAGACCTAGCTACAATAAAATGAAACGGTTTTCTGTTAACTTTTAAGTCTTTGAATTTTTCAAAGTAATAGTCAACAAAACTTTGAACTGGTCTAGCATATGGGTATTGTCTCATTGGAAATCGTGCTTCGAATTCTATTTCAGTAAGTGAAGGAGACTTTAAAATATTAATGTCTCCCTCACTGATTAAAGTTACTACTTTGTTCTTCGAACCGACGTTAATTGATAATTCAGACGGTGTAATGGGAAATGTTAACACGTCTGAGTCACATTCGAAGTAGAATAAATAACCATTATACATTAATTAACATCTCCCCTTATTCATATACACCATTAGCTACAATATTCATTTCTTCAACCAAACCGTCGCGTAATCTAGTAACAATACCGTCCATATCAAGTTCGCTATTAACAGTATTGTAGTTACTCATATCAACTTTGATTGAAGCCGTTGTGAATTTATTAGTCCAACCTTGGTGAGCTAATTCACGTAAGTATTTTAACTCATCGTCAGACCAATCTAATTTATCATTAATATCATCGGTGTTACCTTTGATACCTGCGAGTAATTCATCGTTTGTTGGTATTTTATAAGCGTCAGATACGTCGTATTTAGGATCACTTGCTTTTGGAAAAGTGTCGCTATAACTTGGTGTTTTTCCACCAGCTAAGAGATTTTCTTTTGGGAAACGTCTACCAGCTGGGTCTTCATTACCGTTTAGTAAATTGGATAAATTGTTTAATGTTGAACCGTCAGCGTTCAATTTATCAATTTTACTTAATAACTCATTACCACGTTTACTTTCAAGAAGAATATCTTTAGTAGTTCCATCTGTTTTTTGGAATTGTTTACCCCAATCGTTAATTGAACCCTTAATACCAGATGCCCAATCACCTGCTGAATTCGCCCAAGCGTTAGGGTCAACGTAATCTACAGCATTCATTCCAGTGTTTATTGCATCACTGTAATTTATTCGGTCCATAGTGTTCCAACCAGTAGACCAAGCGTCACCCAAATCAGCATACTGATATGTGTGGAAACCTTCATTCCAAGCTTGTTTTGGGTCAATAAGTTCACCACTAGCTAATTGTCGATTAGCTGAAGCTTTGTCTCGAATACTACCAACAAAGCTATTATAATCGAAAGATTTACCGAACAATTTCGCAATAGCTTCAATCGGTTTAGCTAACCAATCTAAACCTTCAAGACAATCCGCTATAAAATCCCAAAACGAAGCTAAAGCTTCATGCCAAGCACTACTGAACCAAACACCAATGTTATGACAAAAAGCAGAAATTAAGCTACCTAATCCTGCTAATAAATTACCGATACCTTTTATACAATTACCAGCAAGAGCTATTATCCACATTATTACTCCCGCTACGAGATTGACTATAAACGCTATAAGATTGTTAATGAAAGTACCAAGTAATAACAAGCCAGTCATTATTAAATTAATTAATCCTATTACAATATTGATAACCCAACCGGCAACCCACGCTACACCTGAACAAATTTGTTCAAAAAACATGAATATAACCGCTAAAAGTGCTAAAAGACTAGCAATTACCAGCATTGGAATACTACCCATAATAATTCCAGCTATTAGAAAAGCCGTAGCAATTATTATTGCACAGTAGATTAAGAACTCAGTCATAGTAGCAGCACCATTTCTCACCTGTTCAAAACCCCAAATTATAGCTACTAAAGCTACTACAATTAAAAGTAACGCCCAGTGTGCGACTATCCACTGCCATGCCACATATGCCCAGTAAGCTATAGCTACAGCTAGGAATTGAATCATTCCATACAGCCAACCGACAACATTAATTAAAAGTAATCCAGCTAATACTAACGCCGCACCTAGAATTATATACTTTAACCAATTCCAGTTGTCTCCGAACCATTTAATAGCTACGCTAATCTTTTCAAATACGGCAACCACTACATCAGCTACTATATTAAACGTTTTGTTTAAAACATTTAACACCCAAACAAGTGCGTCTCCAATTTTTCGAATTAAATCTCGGTCAATGTGTTCACCAATCCATTTGAAAACTTTATTCAAAACCTTGGCAACACTTTGGAAAATAGCTTTAAGTGCGTTACCAATTCTAGAAGCTTGTATTCTGATCTCATCAAATATGCCTTTTTTCGATAGCTCGTTTATTTTGTTGTTAAACCATTCAACAACTTTACCAGCCATTGTAAGTCCTTTTTGAATTCCATTTGACAACTTATAGAATAAGTTTTCAACTCGTTCAATCATTCCAGACTTAACAGCTTTATTCAACAAATCTCTTAACATATTAGAAACAGGTACAAACGCATATTTAGCAGCGTTCTTTATCTGTTCCCAAGTTTGTGAGAATGTTTGAGCAGTCTGAGCGAAAGCATTATCTACATCTTTACCAGCGTTCATGAGTGCTGCGACAATCATTTCGGCACTAACTTTACCGTCAGCACCAAGTTGAGTAAGAGTATCTTTGGTATTATAAACACCTTGTACGAATCGCTCAATGATGTCATAAGCCATTGACGCATTTTCTCTTAATGATTTTAACTCGTCACCTTGTAAAGTTCCACTAGCCAAAGCCTGAGTTAACTGCGACATTGAGTTGTGCATCTCTGAAGAGGTAGCTCCACTAATAGCATAGGCTTCAGCTAAGATTTCTTGGAATCTAATAGCATTATCTGTGTTATTGTGGAAAGCGTCTCCAGCCAAAGTCATATATTTTCCAACCTGACTCATCATATCAGTATATGACATACGCACTTTTTGAGCAGACGCATACATTTTATCCATTGACTCTTGAGTTGCGTTAAATGTAGTGTCAGAATAAACCTTATTACCAGATGCGTCGGTTGTATAAGCAGAATCACCAAGTTGTTTGGCATTGTGGTAATTCAACCTATTTTGGGCTGACGTAATTGTATCCGACGTATCAATTATAGTTCTACCAGTCATAATTCCAAGATATGTAGCAGCCAAACCTTTTAACTTATTCCAAATAGATGAAGTTAAACTGTTAGTACGTGATAAACTGGAATTAAATAACTTACTATTAGATATTGCGTTACGCAATCCTGTTACCCACTGTGATAACTTATTTTTAACATTGGTTGCCCATTTTTGAGCGTTATTCCAAGCGGTATTGAGTCTTGTTGAGTTAGATACTGTGTTTCTAATTCTCTGACTAAGTTGGGAAACACCGTCTCGTACTCGACTAATTAAATTACTACCTGTAGTCCAAGCTCTATTTAACAACTGATTGCTAGCAACAGCGTTCCTAACTCTTTGACCAACTTGTGAAACACCGTTTGTTACTCTGTTAATTAAATTACTACTAGCGGTCCAAGTCCTATTTAACAATTGGTTATTGGTGATAATACTTCTAACTTTTTGACTAAGCTGTGAAATATTGTTCCCCACTCGATTAATCAAGGTTGATCCTGCGGTCCAAACTCTATTTAGTAACTGATTGTTACGAACCACACTTCTAATTCTCTGACCGATTTGTGAAACAGAGTTACTCACTCGATTAATCAGTGGAATCTGTTGATACCAATGTCTAGTTATCGCTTGCTGTTGAGTAGCTTCAACCTGTTTCTTTTGAAGTAGTTGATTCATAACTGAAACAAGTCGTTGTTTAGCTATAACTTCCTCATTGTCATTTTGAACAATTTCACGCTGTTTTTGTAGTTGTTTATCAGCAGCTCGATTAACGCGATTTTCAGCTATTAAAGCGTTAGCAGCAGCTACTGTTGATTTATCCACGGCTTGTTTTACCTGCTCTTGTTTTATAGCTGTTTGAGCTGTAGCTTGTGCAACTTTTTCTTGGTAAACCTGAGTATCTAATGTTGCTTGATTTGTTTTTTCAACAGCTTGTTTTACACGCTCTTGGAGTAATCTAGCTCTACTAACTTCTTGAGAAGTTTTAGCATAACTTTGTTTAGTACCCTCAACAGCTTGTTTAGTACGTTCTTGTGCTTGTTTAAGCCGTTCTTGTTGAATTGCTGCTTTAGTTGTAGCAGTTTCAACCTTAGTATAATTATTAACAAGTCCGTTGACTTTATTGCTAAAATTAGTAATCTTATTTACTATCGCATTAAGTTTCTTATCAAATTGCGTAGTATCTAAGTTTAACTTAGCCGTTAATGCTTTACTATTAACCGCCAAAATGATTCACCTACCTCTTACGAGGTTTCTTAGACTTCATCTTCTTGTTTTCTTTCTCTTCAGCTTCAGCCTTGATTTGAATACAAGCAGCAATAAAAGCTTTTTCTTCCCTCGTTAAATTTAATATCATGGTAGGTTTCCAGTGGAATTTATGAAGGCAATAGTACGCTATATTAGCGTCACTATCGCCATCTTCTATTAGTTTTTTGCTTCATCCACTAACTCTTCCATGCTAAGATCATAACCGTTAACTTCCATGACCTTGGCTTTGTACTCGGTGTATTCACCGGGAAGTAACATCTTCTTTAAGAGAGCTTCACCACTTTTTACACCATAACTGTCTTGGAGTTCGGTATTATTTAAATCAGGATATACTGTACAGGCAACACAAAGTTTACCCATAAATTTATCTGAATCTGTTTCCATGTTATACTGACCACGTTTACCAGCAATAGGTACTCTCTTTGTTGATTCTTTACGAAGAGCTTCTTCAAGGTCAGAGTCTATTGATTTAATTTCCCATTCGACTGGTTTACCTTTTGCTTTAAATCTTTTTGAAGCTACGAACTTTACGGTATCATTTTTAACCGCATTACCTGCCATAAATACACTAAAATCTGCCATTTAAAAATCCTCCCTATTTTTTAAATTAAAAGAAGAGCGTAGAAACCCACGCTCTTCCAAAGTTTATTATATGCTTACTGAACCAGTTGAGCCGCTAGCGACCATTCCCGGCATCATTTTGAACTCGTCCTTAATTTCGAAGTATTCTGCTGTGAATTCAAGCTCTTCAGTGAGCGTATCATCACTATCAGCGTCAAAGGCTGCTAGAGTTATTGAGTCGAGATTGCAACCATACAATACGATTGTCTGTTTTCCAATATCTGATGCTGTAATGTCCTCGTTTACAATCATCATTTCGAAGTAAACATCTTCGCCTGTCTGCTGGAATTTGTAAGCCAACTGTCTCCAAATAGATGTATTGAAGTGGAACTCAGCACTACCAGTTATTGAAGCACTTGTTCCTTTATGTCCTTTTGTCATACGACCAAGAATCGGTATTTCAGTCTTTTCTCTCTCGAAAGTAACCTCGAGATTGATTGCTGACATAAAATTATAACGCTGGTCATCTATGTTTATATAACATTCAGCCATCTTAGCTGAAACAGCATTTTTAGCAAGCATTGTCTGTGCCATAGAACATCAACCTCCTTACTGTACAACAATAGTCATATAAAGCTGTGCCATAGCGTTAACTGGTGTAACAACCTCGTTAACAACTACTGATTTCTTATTAACACCCTGTTCAACCTGCAACAGTGAGCTATCATAGTTTTCAATAGCTTGTAATGATTAAGCTCTCTACGATGTTTAACAATATCTGCCCAAAAACTTGATCTACCAGTACTATTGTTTGGAATCTTACCAATATATTTGGTGTTAAATAATTTGGCTGTATCATTAGCCATCTGGTCAACTACTCGCATTGTTTGGTTTGACTTAAAGTCTTCACCTTTTGTTTCAGATGTTGATACGAGTGAGTTAATATCTTCCAATATACGAATGTCACCATATACTCTATGGAATACAAACTGACCATTCTTTAAACACTCAATAAGTTGTGACTGAGTTCTATTGTCAACTATTGTATACTCACCATTATAGATGTCATTTGTACATGAAGCGTTGATTTCACAACCAGCTTCTGCTCCAGCCACCCAAGCTACCAAGGCATACTCTGGTGCGTTCTCGTCGGATACTGTTGACACAACATTGATAACACCCTCGTAATCTGGTGTACTCTGATTGTATACAACAACCTGACACTTCTTACCAAAGTCATCACGCCACATTTTAATAGCTGTAATGTAGGCTGAAACTTCCTCTGAAACATTTGTATAAGCACAAAGGATGTTAAAATCGTATGGTTCTAATGCCGCAATAGCATCTTCGACAGTTATTGAACCATCATCTGATCCGTTGTCGAATACATATACTTTATTAGCACGAACAAAGATTTCACGCAATGGTGCAGCATCTACAGACGCATATTCTACACCAAGCAACTCTTTAGCATTTGTTACGAAATCGACTCTACTAAGTTCAATAACAGTTCCTGGTGCTTTACCAAGTGGTAATGCTATAGCGACTATTCCACGCTCACCAAGAGCTGACGAAACTCTTCCAGCGGTAACTACGTTAATATAAGCACCCGGAAGCTCTTTGTTCTGTGAAACCCAAATTCCACCGCCCAGCATATTATCAGTCCTTTCTAAATTCCATGACCTGCATTTTAACATCAATGTTATGTTTGTAGGAATCCATTGAATCCTCAATGTTACTATCTTTGATACTCATGAACTTATAAGTCACAAAGACTTCTAATACATTTTCTGCGATTTGCCAGTTGAGACGTTCACCACGAAGTAGTGAATCATCTACTGGAAGATACTCCAAACATTCAATGATTTTTTCAGCCATAGAATAACAATCTTTTTTTAATTCGTTCTCGCTGTCACTAAAATAGTGAATTACTAAAGGCATCGTTCTATCGTATAATCGTGCGTTTCTTGACCTCTCCATTGGAGTTATCATACCAACCACAAAAGCTGGAGTACGAAAACCCTGTTGAACGTCTTCCACGTAATACCGATATTTATTGCCAAAGGTGTTACCTAAATGCTTAGTGACAGCATCTAAAATAGTATTAACCATTAACCTTTAGCACACCTTTTTAACCAGTTTTGTAAGTGTTTATACATTATTCGTTCCATATCGTGAGTACCAACAATCATCTCTTCAATGGATTTTTCCACGAAAAAATGACCAAATACAAAGTACTTAGACATGTTGCCAGAATAGTATGGAACTGTTCTATTGTGAACTTCTAAATATGGACCATCTTCTCGATTCTTAACGTGATGTCCGTCGTTAACCCACTTGGCATACTCCACTTTATTAGTAAATGTAACCTCGTATCCATTCGCCACTTTTACAACCCGATAGGATAAATTACTACCGTTTAACCAACCACCAATTAACTTACCTGTTTTAACAGGTGTATTATTAGATATTACATCTAAAAATTCTTTAGCTAACTCTTTAGTTAGTTTTTTTAGAGAGTATTCAATCATACTTTTATCGTTTAAACTATCTGCAAACTTTGAGAATCCGCTAAAGTCCCATTTTATTTTCATCGAGCAAACTCCTCATAAAAATCTAAAGGTACTTCTTGGTGGTGTGTATAAATAGCTGGTACATTTGACCGCTTATATTTAGTAGTAACATTGTGTTGAGTAACTTCTATTACTGAGCCTTCTCTTATCTTTAAATCAGGACGAATTATCAACATAATAACTTGTTCCACATAAGGAACACCGTCAATTAGGTTTACCACTTCATGAGTGTTATAAGTAACTCGCCTATAAGAAACTCTACAAGGTTCATCATATACAACAGGTACTAGTTTATGACTGGTTTGATAGGTAATTGGGTCTGTGACCTCTTGATATTCGTAAATAGTACATCTACCAATCCACAAGACAGCTAATGGATTATTTTCTATACTCAAAATATTAAACTACGGTAAGGAGTGATCCACTTATCAAATCCTCGGTCAAGCTTATTTACGAAAGAATCAAATCTATTCTCAGGAGTATCTTCACCTTGACCAACAGCGTATGTGATTGTGGTGTCACCTTCTTTAATACTCTTAATTACTAGGTCATAATTAAAACCAGTTAATTTACCAGAGTTCTTTTTATAAAAGAGGAAGTAACTACAAACTCGGTCTATGATACGTGTATCCAAGATAGGTGGAACTTCGTTTATGTGGCAATAATTCAAAACGTAACTAACCGTGTTACGTATTTCAAAATCAATCGCTTCATAATCGTCTTCCGTCGCAACATATCCAAGTTGTTTTAATCTACTAACTACACCATCTCTAGTAACCACTCACTCACCCCCTCACTATCTCTAAAAGTTTCTCCTTACTACGAATATTTCTAATTTCACGCCCAAAACCATTTTCTCTTGCCCAGTCTCTAAGTTCATTTGGAGTCATTTTTTCGAAGTCTGGTTCATTATTTTTGTCATTTTCGCAGCTTTCGTTGTTTTCGTTGTTTTCACAGTCTTCATCATTTACCAACTCGTTAATATTTACGAATTCAGGGTCATCCAATCTAGGATTACCAATTGTTTTTTCCACAGTCTCAACAACGGTGTTAACTGCTTCAACTTTATAACCACGACTTCTAAACCATTCTGCTACTCGTGGGTCATCCGTATCACCAATACCCTCAACAAAGCGTACTGAGTTACGTACTCCATTAAAATCTCTTACAGGTGCGTATATTCGCATAACATCCTCCCCTTAATGCTTAATGCAATTATTCCTATTCACCTGCACCATTGATAGCGTCCTGTAAATTATCATAACCATTACCGTCCTGATCCATAGCAACAGCTTCTTTTGGCTGATATGGGTCAATTGCGTCCTGAGTCATAGTTCCGTAACGAACTGTAACTCTCTCGCAGTAATATGGTTTGTTGGCTAAGTTATCAATGGCATCCTGTGTTGGTGTACCCAAATGCTGACCAGTTATATGTCCGTTAGTGGACAATCTCTCACCAGCTACAGGTGAACCTTCTGCCCAGTTAACATTTGCATATTTAACTTCGTGTGCCATATTATCAATCCTTTCTGAGAAAAGAATGTCCCCGACGATAATGTCGGGAACATCTAATCAAATACCAGTCAAGTAAACTACTATTACTTAACTTTTATGTTACGGAATACTCCAGCTGACTTAGTAGACTTCAATGCACAACCTGCAATCATTTCTACTTCGCCCCTCTTAACAGCACCTTCTGTTGAGAAGTCTGGTAACCATACACGAACAGGAGCATTACCTGTCATTGATATGGCGTGGAAGTCACCAAGACCAAACTTGACAGCGTAGATTGATGTACAACCGTTGTCATCAATTCCAATGATTGGGAGATTTGAATCAGGCTTTGCACCAAGGTCTACAAATGGGATTGAACCATAATGCTCAACCTTCTGACCAAAACCGTTCTTAGTCTCCTGATATACACCCATTCTGCGTGCTACTGCTCTGAACTTTGCTGCTAACTTGCTGTTACAGAGGAAAGCATCTACACCAGCTAACTCTCCTGACCACTCGTCGAGAAGGTCAACAAACAACTTATAGTTTGCGTCAACTGCGTCAGTGTTTGAGAGGTCGATTACGTTCTCTGGAATAAACTCGGTGTCTGTTCCTGTAATTGCGACATCCAAACCATCGAATACCAATGGGTTTGTTGCTGAGTCACCGTTGATTATTGTATCTGAGAACAATGCTGAAGCTGCTTTAACCTTCTGTGAGGACTGTAATACAACTTCGTCAACAATTCCACCCATGTCAGCGAGAACACGGTCAATATTAAAAGCTCCACCAAAGATTTTCAAGTCTGTGGTGTATCTCTGTTTCTCAACTTCGTGTGAACCAAACTCTGTGTTGATAGCACGAAATTCTGCTTTAGGCTGTGAAATCAAACGATGGTATCCATAAGTAAGTGTTGCTCCACCACCTAATGGTGATACACAGTTATGGAATGGAATGTT